AAGGCCTTTAAACACCCTTTAAAGGCACTTTCAACCAATGACTAATGACAAGTTAACGTAAACACCTATTAGGAGCTTTAAATGAGTAGATGCCAATGCTGTGACAAACGACTATCCGACTATGAACTGACCTTGAGACATGCCATGACCAATGAGTTTATGGATACATGCATGGACTGTCTGAGCGAGATAGCAGAATCCGTGCCCTTGATGGTCAAGGGTAGGAAAGACCTTTTAGTTAGTGTGGACAATGAAAAAGAGCTTGACAAAGATGAAGAACTGTGATACCCTATATACTCTATAGTATCTAGGACATTACATAGATGTAAAATATTATAAGTTACTTTTAATATATTTACTTATATGTCTTTAACGTCTTAACGTACATAGAAGTACTTTAAAGTACTATATGTCGGTAAATGTTGATAACTGTTTACAATTTGTAACAAAGGTGAAGATCATGAATGATATGATTATGGACACAGATAACGATTACGACGCACATATGGATGATGTCTTAAGGTTTGAATGCTGGTATCATTCAGTTATTGATGATGCCGCTAACCTCATTCAAGCCAATGGCTATGATAAAGTTATGCTTGACGTACAGGAAGCACTTAAGCGCATAGAGGATCATCAATAATGACTGCAAGGAATGTAGAATGATTGTCTTATTGTGTCTAATTGTCTTAATACTTTTAAAGGTTGTAATGGTATGAGTACTAGAAGCTTTAACGCTAGAATCGGGCATGGTCGTGCTGATGTCATCATCGAATACAGTGCAGACCGTGACTATGATGAACGTGGGGATTTCTGGGATGTTGACTGGGATACAGTTAAAGTCTATCTATTTGAGATCAACATAGCTGATGCACTTGGAGATTCTGAGTGGAAAGAAGTTGAAGAATGTATTAATGAGGATTTACCATCATGAGCAGGACAACCATCGAGATGGCCCGTGAAGCTGCGGGTGATGACTGGGGATTGTTTCAGGAGTACATGCCTGAGATACACAAGCTGGTAGAGCTTGTCCGTGCTGACGAGAGAACACAACGCACATGGCAAGGCTTGACTGACCAAGAGATTGAGCAAGGCTGCAAAGAGTCATGGGTGACTGAGCAAGCGTGGCAGTCTGCTGTCTGGTGGGCTGAGGCTAGGTTGAAGGAGAAGAACAATGAGTGACCGACAACTTATTGCAGACCTGCTTAGTGCGCTGGAATACCACACTGAGCAGACAAGGCCGATTGAGTTCAGCAAGGTGGCGGTTGAAGCAGCCCGTGAGTATTTGCGAAAGTCAGCACAACGCCCTTGGCAGGGGCTGACGGATGAGGAGAAGCGGCAAATATTTGAGCGAGAAGACTATCAAGGCTGGCTTGACTACATCAACGCCATCGAAGCCAAATTAAGGAGTAAGAACACATGAGAGACACGATAGACATGGCCCGTGAGGCTGGCTTTAACGTGAAGCTGTTTAAGCCGCCAGTGATAACCGCACAGCACAGCAATGGATCATGGGTTTCAGTTGGGGATGAACTCAAAGCCTTTGAAGCCCTTGTCCGTGCTGATGAGCGTAACCGCACATGGACGCAAGAGCATTGGACTGAGTACGAGCGCAGCATTGTGGCAGCCGAGCGTGAGGCGTGTTTGAACTGCTATTCGCCTGACGACACAGCAACAGATTGGGCAGACAAAATTCGAGCAAGGGGGAACACATGACTAGCAAGTTCCTCAAACATATAGCCTGTGAGCACTGTGGCAGCACTGACGCGAACTCGCTCTATGACGATGGGCATACACACTGTTTCAAGTGTGGAACAACCGAATTTGAACATGAACACGAAGAAAGATCAGTTATGAAGGATGCTATTGCTCCTAAGAAGTTAGAGATTAAGGGACAGATTAAATCTATTCCTGATCGTGGTATTAGTCAACAAACCTGTGAAAAGTACGGAGTTACCCAAGATGAACAAAATCACTATTACCCTTACACGTCCGTGGATGGAAGATATGTGGCAGCAAAACAACGAAGAGTTAAGGACAAAGCTTTTAGCATTCTTGGAGATTTCAGAGAAGCACAGTTATTTGGTCAACATCTCTTTCACGAAGGAGGAAAGTACGTCACAATCTACGAAGGAGAATTGGATGCTCTCGCAGGGTTTCAGATAACAGGCTCTCAGTGGCCTAGTGTTAGCATTCGAAACGGAGCGCAAGCAGCCTTAAAGGACTGCAAAGCTCAGTATGAATGGTTAAACAGCTTTGAGTCAGTGGTGATCTGTTTTGATGGTGATGAACCGGGTAAGAAGGCTGCTAAAGAAGTAGCTGAACTATTCGGTAACAAAGCTAAGATCATGCAGTACAAGGATGGTTACAAGGATGCTTGTGAGTACCTGATTGCAGGGGCTACCAAAGAGTTTGTAAATGCTTGGTGGAAGGCTGCTCCTTATGTGCCTGATGGTATTGTCAACGCTGCTGATCTCTGGGAGGAAATCTCTAAGCCTGAACCTGTAGCAGAGGCACAGTACCCGTGGAAGGGCTTGAATAAGCTGTTGTACGGCATCAGGCCTGCAGAGTTGATTACGGTCACCGCAGGCAGTGGATTGGGTAAGAGTCAATTCTTACGTGAGATACTGTATAATCTGTTGAAGACAACTACATGGAACATCGGTGGATTGTTCCTTGAGGAGTCAACACGGAAGACAGCACGAAGTATTATGTCGTTACATGCTAACAAATTGTTACACTTGCCTGATACACCGACTAATGAACAGGAGCTTAAAGATGCTTTCGACGCTACACTGGGGACAAATCGTATATATTTGTTTGACCACTTTGGGAGCACTGACATTGATAATATCGCCAATCGGATCAGGTATATGGCAAAAGCTTGTGACTGTCGTGTCATATTCTTGGATCATATCTCTATTGCTATCTCTGGCAGCGACCTTGGCGATGAACGTAAAGTAATCGACAATATGATGACCAAGCTGCGGACACTGGTACAGGAACTTAACATTACCTTGATCTGTGTTAGTCACCTGAAGCGCCCACAAGGTAACCAAGGTCATGAGGACGGAGGTAGCGTATCATTGTCACAGTTGCGAGGCTCAGGTGCTATTGCACAGTTGAGCGATGCAGTGATTACTTTGGAAAGGAATAGCATGGCTGAGAACGAAGAAGAGCGACACCTAACTAAGATTGCAGTGGCTAAAAATCGTTACAATGGCGAAACAGGCCCTGCTTGTAAGCTGCAGTACAATAGTTATACTGGACGTATGAATGAAGTTGAGGAGGAAACACTATGAGTCACAGCGAAGCTGGCAAAGGAGATAGCCCACGTAAACAGCAAGATCAGAAGGCTTACGATGAAGGATGGGATCGTATCTTTAGAAAGAAACCTAAAGAGAACCCTATTAAAGATGAACCTTTGAAGGAAGATGAGAATGATTAGTATGAACGTTTCACTGGAACACCTCATAGTAGGAGCCACCGGAGTAGGTTATCTGGTAGTAGGTGTGCTACAATGGAGCAAGGGAGAGATCTCTAACGGGATGGTGTGGCTAGGTTACAGTTTTGCACAGGTGGGCTTATGGTTGAATCTGAAGTGATCTTAAAAGAGAAAGTTAAAGAGTTGTTTAACAAGTACTTTAACTACGTGGAAGAATCTGATAGCGGTTATTTGTTCCACCCTATCGCTGTAGGGTGCTGCCGTGTCATGAAAATGGACGCTTTGGGTAAGCTGTTAACAGAGATACGAGAGCTGTCTGGAGCTGATCCTGATCCTCTTGAAAGGAAATAATATGCCTGATATTTCAATGTGCGAGGGAGGTAAGTGCCCTCAAAAGCATACGTGCTATCGATACACAGCCTTTCCAAGTGAGTATCAACAAGCTTACTTTGTAACGCCTCCTTATCAGATGGATGGATGCCCTTATTACTGGAAAATGGAAGAACACGATTATGCGGATCGTACTGGATTGCGAAACAAACCTAGCTCACGACAAGATACACCTTGTAGTGACTAAAGACATTGACACTGGAGAAGTACGCACATGGAAAGCAGCAAGCAACCTGCCGGAGTATTTAAAGGACGTATCGTTGATAGTGTTTCACAACGGCATCTTTTTCGATGCACCCGTATTGAATCGCTTATGGAAGACGAAGATTCGATTGAATCAAGTGTACGATACATTGATAGTAAGCAGGCTTCTCGATCCGAGCAGAGAGACAGGACACAGCCTCGAAGCTTGGGGAAATACTCTAGGGTTCCCAAAGATTGACTACACAGCCGTATGGCAGTGGATGATGGACAGGAAAGAGGAATATAAAGGTGAATGCTTCGACAAACCTATTGATAGTCTTCTTGAGCATTACTGCGTTAGGGACGTTGAGGTTACTTGTAAGCTTTACCATCACTTGGTTAGTGAGTTCAATCAGAAGGAGTTTAGTCTTGAATCGTTAGAACTTGAACACAGTGTTGCAGCTATCATTGCTCAACAGGAAAGGAATGGATTTAAACTTGACCAAATCTACGCAACCTGCTTACTTGCTGACATCAAGTCAAAAGTGGCAGGAATATATGAGCAGATGCAGCAACGATGGCCTCCTGTCACGGTTGAACGATTCTCTGACAAAACAGGAAAGAGACTCAAGGACAGCGTGGTTACTTTCAATCCGGGAAGTAGACAACAGATCGGAGAGAAACTCAGAGAGCTAGGATGGAAACCTAAGGACTTTACACCTACAGGTCATCCTATCGTTGACGAAGCTGTGCTAGAGAAGTTGAACATACCTGAAGCTAAGATCATTGCTGAGTATCTGATGTTGAACAAACGAGTCAGTCAGATTGAATCATGGATGGAAGCTGTAGGTAAGGACGGTAGAGTACATGGTAAGGTGATCACTAACGGTGCTGTGACAGGTCGTATGACCCATAGTAGCCCTAACATGGCACAGATACCTAATGCAGGTAGCATCTATGGCCCTGAGTGCCGTGAGTGCTGGACTGTGGAAGAAGGTAACGTATTGGTAGGCTGTGATGCTTCAGGTCTGGAGCTTCGGATGCTTGCACACTATATGAAGGATAATGATTATGTCAGAACTGTCTGTGAGGGATCATCTAAAGATGGAACAGATGTTCATACTGTTAACCAAAGAGCAGCAGGACTATCTACACGGGACAATGCTAAGACTTTTATCTACGCCTTCTTGTATGGGGCGGGAGATGCAAAGATTGGTAGCATTGTTGGAGGAAGTGCAAAGGACGGTTCAAAGCTCAAAGCTAAGTTCCTTGACCAGACTCCGGCCTTACGTAAGCTCATCGAACGAGTTGGCAAACAAGCAGCTAAAGGATGGGTTCCCGGTTTGGATGGTAGACGCATATGGGTTCGATCCGAGCATGCGGCTCTCAATTCGCTCCTCCAAGGCGCAGGCGCTGTAGTGATGAAGAAGGCTCTGGTGATCTTTGATGACAAGCGGAAGGTTAATAAATGGCCTGTTAAGTATGTCGCCAATGTTCACGATGAGTTTCAACTTGAGTGTCCTAAGGAAAACGCTGAAGAAATAGGCAAAGCTGCTAGAATGTCAATCATCGAGGCAGGAGAGCACTTCAAACTTCGGTGTCCTTTGGATGGGGAATACAAGATTGGAAGAAATTGGAGAGAAACCCACTAAGGAGATTTTTATGACTAAACATACATCAGAGATGAACAACTCAAATAATTTCAAACAACCATGAACAAAGAACTTCCAGAAAAAGTGATTTATGCTGTTCTACAAGAGCAGCGAGGGTGCAGCCTTAAGGACTTCCTTACAGATCAAGAGATCGTAGAAGCGTTGTCTATGCTTGCAGATATTCTGGTCTGTACTGGGGTACATGCTGGGGAGGAAGATGAATGACCTTCTTTCTCTGCACACTGCTGTGGGTACTTTGCATTGGACTTATGTGCTGGGCTGATTTGTCCGCACAAAATCATATTCAGAAAGGTTGGGACGCTACATGAACAAACAACCCTTGTGTGCTGCGGCTGCTTGGATAATGTTAAAAAACCGACTGGAAAAACATGAACAAACACACTGATGATGAGGATGGCCCGTATGTAGGAAGTATTCGCTTTGATGTCTTTGAAAATAATTTTGATATTTCTAAGACAGATAGCTTGACATTTGAGGATGTTTATGCTATCCTATATGCATCTCTTGAGTACTTACAGGGAGTAGCAAAAGACATGGAAACAGTTAAGAAGATCAAGGATCAACTTCACTGAGGTAAGAATTAGCGAGTGTGGTGGAACGGTATACACAGCAGACTTAAAATCTGCCACCGAAAGGTTTGAGGGTTCAAATCCCTCCACTCGCACCAAGTTTCGCTCGAAAGAGCTTTTATAAAGGAAGATGAAATGAGCAGTATTAAACCCGTTAAAGTCTCTGGTTCCCTGTATTGGGCTAATTGGATGGCAAACTTCAACACTAAGTTTAATGAGGACAATGACAAGTACGAATGCACTCTCGGTGACCTGTCTGATAAAGCAGCAGCAGCCTTGGAAGAGTTGGGTATCAAGATCAAAGAGAAAGACACACAAGGCAAGTTTATTGTCGGTAAGTCTAAGTTCCTGTTTGAGCCTGTAGACGCTGATGGTAACAAGGTTGACATCTCTGCTATCGGTAATGGCACTAAGGTAACAGCACTGGTTAGCTCTTACCGTCACAAGATGTCAGCTAAGTTCGGTGCTGCTCCTTCGATTCAGAAGATCATCGTGACTGAGTTGAAGGTATACTCACCTGAAGGTGAAGAAGAATTGGAAGATGTCCTCTAAAGAAAAACTTCAGATATCCTTTAGCGGTGGACGCACAAGTGCTTATATGACAAAACTTATCTTAGATAATTGGAAAGATAAGTATGATTTTATTGTTACTTTTGCTAACACAGGTAAAGAACATCCTAAAACATTAGAATTTATTCATAATTGTGATACAATCTTTGGCTTTAACACAGTATGGTTAGAGGCTAATGTTTTTATGGATGAACGCAAAGGAACAGGTTTTAAAATAGTATCTTATGATACAGCCAGCAGGGATGGAAAACCCTTTGAAAAAGTTATTCAAAAATATGGGGTGCCTAATCCAAGCTATCTGCATTGCACAAGAGAATTAAAACTAGCTCCAATGCGTTCTTATCTTTCTAGTTTAGGAATAAATCATAAAGAAATTCCTACTGCTATTGGGATACGTGCAGATGAAAAAAGAAGAATCAGTAAAACAGCAGGGATAGATAACATAATCTATCCTCTTATTACTGATTGGCCTTCTGATAAACAAGATGTTCTTGACTTCTGGGAAGATCAGTTGTTTGATTTAGGTTTAGATGAATGGGATGGGAACTGCGTTGGTTGTTTTAAGAAATCCTTTAAAAAGATTTTTAAACAGCTCGACACAGATTCTACTTATCTTGATTGGCATAAAAGTATGGAGCAGAAATATGGATCTGTAAAATGTCCTATAGAAAACACTAAACGTGTATTTTTTAGAGGAAATACATCAGCAGAAGGAGTAATTGAAATGTGGAAACAAGATAGACAGAACAGTCCAACACAGTTAACTCTTGATTTATATGAAAACGGAGGATGCTCAGAGTCCTGTGAAGTATATGAATCAACCTAAGACTGCATTGATAGATGCTGATTTTTTAGTCTACCGTATAGGATTTACTACAGAAGACGCACCTGTTAAGATAGCAAAGGCAAGATTGACAGAGTGGTTAGAAGACTTTATTTACATTAATCTCAAGGCTGATAATTATCTAGCTTGGATTACTGGAAGAGGAAACTACCGCTACGAAATTGCCAAGACAGTGCCGTACAAAGGCAACCGTAAGAATGTACAACGACCTAAGCACTACGAAGCCTTAAGAGAGCATCTAGTAAAACGTCACGGTGCAGTCCTCACGGTTGGTGACGAAGCTGACGATGCCGCAGCCATTGAATCAACTAAACTTTTAGATAAATGCTGGATTGTTCACGTGGATAAGGACTTGGATCAGCTTCAAGGATGGCATTACAACCCTGTGAAGGATCAGAAATACTATGTTAATGAATTCGAGGCTTATAAATCGTTTTGTCTTCAGTTGCTTACAGGTGACAGGACGGATAACATTCCCGGCTTACAAGGCGTTGGCCCGAAGAAGGCTGAAAAAGCTCTTAAAGACTCGAAGACTAAGCAAGAGCTTCTGGAGACAGCGTGGGAAAAGTATCAAGAACTTGGACATACGTTGGAGTATTTTACGGAACAGGGACAGCTACTATGGCTGAGACGTTATGAAGGGGAGATATGGCAACCAAACGTAACCTGACAGCGAAGCAGGTAGCAACTAAGTATGGCTTCCGCAGTGGCTTGGAAGAGCGCATTGCAGAGCAGTTGGACAAGGCAGGTGTTGAATACACGTATGAGAAGTTGAAGCTAGACTATGTAAAGCCAGCATCGAAGCACGTATACACCCCTGACTTTGTGCTTTCTAACGGGATTATCATTGAGACTAAAGGTAGGTTCTTACTTGCTGATCGTCAAAAGCATATTCTTGTTAAGAGACACAATCCAACACTTGATATTAGGTTTGTCTTTAGCAACTCTAATGCAAGGATTAGCAAAGCAAGCACCACGACATATGCACAATGGTGTATAAAGAATGGATTTAAGTATGCTGATAAAACTATTCCAGAGGAGTGGATGAATGAGTAAGGAATTACGATGAATAGTATTTTTAAACTGTTAGAAAACCCTAACTTAAAAGATGTAGTGTATGATGTGATTGACATCCTTGTTGTCGAACGATTGCAAGAACATTACATCATGTGTTTAGACTTTGATGACTTTGATACAGCTAAGGATATTCTTGCTGTACTTCGTTACTTCACTACATATGAAGAATTCAATGCTTTCTTAAAGGAGACTCGTTATGCAGGTTACACTGATCAAGGAAAACGATGATGGCTCAGCTAACTACAACTTTGACCTGACAAGGGAAGAAGAAATAAATCTAGTACGGTATGGTTTATTAGCTTCGTTGAAAGACGCTATCCGACTAGGTGATGAATTGAAAGTAGTAGAGGACGAAGAAGATGAACAAAGTACGGACAGTCTGGGCAACACCTGAAGGTGAAGACCTCATAGCGTACATGGCTCGTGTCAGTGCTCCTGCTAACCAAGATAACAAAGAGACAGCACCCAAGCTGATCAAGTATCTTATAAAGCACAAGCACTGGAGTCCTTTGGAGATGGTTAACATCTGTATGGAGATTGAGACTACCCGTGACATTGCTAGGCAGATTCTTCGGCATCGTAGCTTTAGCTTTCAGGAGTTCTCTCAGAGATACGCAGAAGTGGATACCTTTCAGCTCTCCGAAGCACGTATGCAGGACTTAAAGAACAGGCAGAACAGCTTAGAGACTAAAGACCTATCCCTGATGTATTGGTGGGAAGGTGCTCAGAATAGGGTACTAGATGACGCTAAGTTCATGTACGAATCTGCTCTTAAGAAAGGCATTGCAAAGGAAGTAGCTCGTAAGCTCCTGCCTGAAGGCCTGACAATGAGTAGGATGTATATGAATGGTACACTTCGTAGTTGGTTACATTACATTGATATTCGTTGTGATGAAGCTACTCAGAAGGAACATAGAGATGTAGCCGAACTCTGTAAAGCAGAGATTGTTAAACACTTTCCAAATGTGATTTCATATGCTAATTGATCCACCACGAGGATGGGCTTATGGGTTTCCTAAGAAGCTACCTAGCCCACCTCCAGACAACCTTCATTTCTGGTTAATCGAACAAGGTTATCCAGAGGAGGAAATTAAATCTTACGGCAAATACTTCTTTTGTCGTTATCTTTCAGAGGATGACAATGACACTAAATGAGTATCAACTACTAGCGTATAAGACAGCACTAGAGACAGCTAAGAACCCTGCTTACATGGTAGCTAACCTTACCTCTGAAGCTGGTGAGGTATCAGGTAAATATGCCAAATGGGTGCGAGATGGTTTCTTAGACGAAGAAGGTATGCAGAAAGAAGTAGGTGATGTCCTGTGGCAGATTGCAGGACTGTCTACTGTGATGGGTTGGAGTTTAGCAGATATTGCTAGTCAGAACTTACGTAAGCTTGCAGAACGTCAAGCTAATAACACTTTGAAAGGATCAGGCGATGAACGATAAAGATATGCAGAAATACTCTTTTACTTACACTGATTGTGAGGGTAAGAAGTATGAGAAAACTATTACTACTCCCGGTTGTACTTGGATGGAGTGTATGAACGACTATGTACGATTCCTAGAGTCTATATTCCAATACGACATCATGGACAAGGTGCGACTGAAAGAGCCTGCATATCTTTCATCCATGTATGAACATTATTCTGATTACATTGATCCTTGGACAGGTGAATACTTTGTAGATGGGCCTGCTGAAGTAGATCAACAAGAGGAAGAAGACGATGAAGATTTTGGTAATCCCGGCTTAAGTGATTGATAAAATATGCGTAAAAACTATGGACATTATGTAGGAAAAACAGCAGCGGAGTACCATCAAGATTACCGTTTGCGGAAACCTGAACAATGTCTTCTTTCTTCCGCTAGAAACCGAGCACGAAAAAAAGGAATACCTTTTGATATTACAGTAGAGGATATTTTTATCCCTGAAAACTGCCCTATCTTAGGAATTCCTTTAACACGTAATTTAGGCGCTCACGGAGGAACTTTTTCATCCGCTAGTTTAGATAAAATAGTTCCTGATCTTGGGTATGTCAAAGGAAACGTGCAGGTTATTTCTTTACTCGCAAACAACATGAAAAGTAACGCTACTAAAGAACAGCTTTTATTGTTTGCGGAATGGATTAAAAAGGAGTATTCATGAAAATCTTGGTCGTGCCGGACTGTCAGATTAAAGAGGGAGTACCTACAGAACACCTTGAGTGGGCAGGTAAGGCAATTTGTGACTATCGACCAGATGTTGTTATAAACATTGGTGACTTTGCAGATATGCCTTCTTTGTCCACTCACGATGTCAAAGGCTCTAAGTACTTTGAAGGTCTGCGGTACAAGAAAGATGTAGAGGTTGTTAAGCAGGCTATGAAGAAGCTTCTGCAACCTCTGCGTGACTTGCAGAAGACTCAGAAGGAATCCAAACATAAGGTTTACAAGCCTCGTCTAGTATTAACACTAGGTAACCATGAAAATCGTATCAATCGTGCGGTTAATAATAACCCAACCTTGGAGGGATTAATTTCCACTGAGGATTTACAATATTCAAAAGATTGGGAAGTACATGAATTCTTACATCCTGTTTTTATCAATGGTGTTGGTTTCAACCATTATTGGCCTGTTGGAGCAATGGGTAGGCCCGCTAGTTCTGCTAGCACTATTATCAATAAGCTCCATATGTCTTGTGTTGCTGGTCATCAACAAGGAAAGCAAATAGCCTACGGTAAACGTGCTGATGGTAAGCCTATCTGTGCTATCATTGCAGGTAGTTATTATCTACATGATGAGGACTATATGGATCAACTCTCTAACCGTCATTGGCGTGGGTTGGTAATGTTAAACGATGTCAAGGATGGCGGCTTTGATGAGATGCTGTTGTCTATTGAATATTTAGGAAGGAAGTACGGTGACAGCAAACAAATGTAATACGTGCTTTTACATGAAGATGGATAAGGACTTGGAAGCACCTTGTGTGACTTGTAATGGCTACTCTAATTGGGTTCCTTTTACGATGTACACAAATCCTCAGCATGGCCCCACTACTCTAAAGGAAGCTATTAACGAGTGGTTTGAAGAAGGAAAAGGCGTGTCTCAGGAAGACTACTGGACTAGCCCTCAGCACGATGCTATCAATAAACCTAAACACTATATGTTGTTCCCGGAGAAAAACATTGAGGTACGGGATGTCATCGAGAAGCTGGTTGATAAGATTGAATGGAGACCTAATAGTTCATTGTTCATTGCAGACTATGTACAGATGATGCAGTACCTTATGCGCTTCATGGACAAGAATGGTGTTGAAGACCTAAAGAAAGCTCGTTGGTATTTAGACAAGCTTGTAGATGCTTATGACGAGCCTGACTTTTGAGGAATTAAAAGAGAGGCTTGCAATGCTGGATGAGGTTACACTGTTGGAGATATTGAACATCCACAGCTATGACCTTGTTCAGCGTTTCGAAGACTTAATTGAAGATAATCAAGATAAACTAGAAAGAGAAATTGAATGAATAATAATGATACTTTTACAATGACACCTTACAATCACTATATCGCTAAGAGTCGCTATGCACGATTCTTGGACGATAAAGGTCGCCGTGAACATTGGCCTGAGACAGTAGCTCGATACTTTGACTTTATGGAGAAACACCTGAAGAAGAACCATGACTACACATTGACAGGTGAACTGCGTAACAAGCTTCAGACAGCAGTGACTAACCTCGATGTTGTCCCTTCTATGCGTAGCATTATGACAGCAGGCGAAGCATTGGAGCGTCAGAACATTGCAGGATATAACTGCTCATACTTGCCTATTGATGACCCTAAAGGCTTCGATGAGGCTATGTATATCCTCTTGTGCGGTACAGGTGTAGGCTTTAGTGTGGAGCAGAAGTATGTCAATAAGTTGCCTGAGATTCCAGAGAAGCTGTATGACAGCAATACTGTGGTGGTCGTTAAAGACTCCAAAGAAGGATGGGCAAAGGCCTTGCGTCAGGTTATCTCCCTGCTATACGCTGGAGAAGCTCCAAAGTGGGATGTGTCTGCGGTACGTCCTGCGGGAACACGGCTTAAAACCTTTGGTGGGCGAGCTTCTGGCCCGGAACCACTCGTTGAATTGTTCAAATACGTGGTTTCTAAGTTCAAATCCGCTGCTGGTCGCAAACTTACTTCACTTGAAGCGCATGACATCTTGTGTAAGATTGGAGAAGTCGTTGTGGTTGGGGGTGTACGCCGATCAGCTATGATTAGTTTGTCTGACTTGGGTGATGACCGTATGGCTCACGCTAAGGCAGGTAACTGGTGGGACGGTAACGGTCAACGAGCATTGGCTAACAACAGTGCAGTTTATGAAATCAAGCCTGATGTAGGTCAGTTTATGCGTGAATGGAGTAGCATTTATGAAAGTCATTCGGGAGAGCGTGGAATCTTTAATCGCTATGCTTCAGAACTTCAAGTTGCTAAGAGTGGTAGACGAAAGCTGGAACAAGAATGGGGTACTAACCCTTGTTCTGAAATTATTCTTCGCCCTTATCAGTTTTGTAATCTTTCCAGTGTTATTGTTCGTAGCGGCGATACTGTGGATCGACTTCGGGATAAGGTCGCTATGGCGACTATTCTCGGGACTTTTCAATCGACCATGACTAACTTCCCGTACCTGCGTAAGGTATGGCAGACAAATACTGAAGAGGAACGCTTGTTGGGTGTCTCGATGACAGGGATCATGGATAATCCTTTGTTGAATAACCCTGATGATCCTGAGTTGCCAACTATCTTGGAAAGTTTGAAGAATGTTTCTATTGCTGTGAATGCTGAGTATGCTGATGCAATCGGTATTAATCGTTCTGTTGCTATTACAGCGATCAAGCCTGAAGGTACTGTCTCTCAGCTTACTAGCACTGCTAGTGGTATTCATGCTCAACATTCCTCTTACTATATTCGCCGTGTACGGTCTGATAACAAAGACCCTTTGACTGACTTCTTGAAGTCTCAAGGATTCCCTTCAGAGCCGTGTGTGATGAAGCCTGAGAGCACTACAGTGTTTAGCTTCCCTGTAAAGGTTGCTGAAGGTGCTGTGTTGCGTGAGGACTTGAGTGCTGTCCAACACTTGAAGCTGTGGTTGATGTACCAACGTCACTACTGTGAGCATAAGCCTTCTGTTACAATCTCTGTGTTGGAACATGAGTGGCCCGAAGTCGGAGCTTGGGTGTGGCAAAACTTTGATGAGATTACAGGTGTGAGCTTCTTGCCAATGGACGGAGGCACATATCGACAGGCTCCATATGAGAGCTTTACAGCGGAAGAGTATGAGAAGATGTTAGCAATTATGCCTAAGGGTATTGATTGGGAGCAGTTCATCGAAAATACTGATAACGTGGAAGGTGCTCAAACTCTTGCGTGTGTTGCGGGTATTTGTGAAATCTAAGAAAGTTCTTGTTCTTATGCGGGCGGTTGAAATGATCACCTGCATTCATATTATTGCAAATACGTGGAGGCACTGGAATTAATGGCAACCAAACAAATGAATCGAGCTATCCCTGCAAAGGAACTAACTCCTCGTGAGAAGGCCAGCAACAGCTTGAAGTTGAAGCTAGATGACATGACAGTCATAAAGCCAAAGACAGAGAAACAGATGGACTTCTTTGAAGCCTACCAAGCCTCTAACTACTTCATGGCACTGCATGGCGTAGCGGGTACAGGTAAGACATACATTGCCTTGTACAAAGCCTTGGAAGAGGCTATGGATCGTAACAATCCCTTTAACAAGGTGACTATCATCCGTAGTAGTGTTCAAGGCAGGGACATGGGATTCTTACCGGGGGATGCTGATGAGAAGATGGAGGTTTACATTCAGCCTTATCGTCAAATCTGTAGTGACCTCTTTAAGCGTAAGGATGCTTGGGATAGATTGGTAGAGCAAGGACATATTGAGTTTGTCTCTACATCGTTTATCCGAGGCACTACCTTTTCTAACAGCATCATTGTTGTAGATGAGGTTCAGAATATGACCTTCGAAGAGCTTGATACAATCATTACTCGTGTTGGTGATAAGTCTAAGATTATCTTCTGCGGCGACTACCGACAGACTGACCTGAAGAAGAAGGATGACAAGAGTGGTATATTGAAGTTCTTTGACATTGCAGGTCTGATGAAAGAGTTTATTCGTATTGAGTTTCACATCGAGGATATTGTTCGTAGCTCACTTGTTAAGAACTATATTATTGCTCGTGTTAAATATGAGGATGGTGAATGACTAAAGCTAACGAAAACATTGAAGAACTAATGATGATGGTTCCTGAACAGAAGGGTCTTATCAGGACTATCTCTCAACAGGTCAACACTCACTTAGTATTCATTGATGATGACATTACCTCTCCTAGTAACTACCGTGATGTGATCCATTGCTTAGCTACTTGCAGTGAGAATGATTCAGTAAATCTATTAGTCAATAGCTCAGGTGGTCGTACCGACTCTATCTGGCAAATCATTGAAGCCATGAAAGGATGTCGAGGTGATGTATCTGTTACGGTTATTGGTGCTGCATATAGTGCTGCCTCTATGTTGGCTTGTATGGCTCCTGAGTGTTACATTGCTGAGTCTGCTGAGTTTATGCTTCACACTGCCCACTATGGCTCTATCGGTACTGTGCCTAATGTTAAAGGGCAAACTGACTTTGCTACGAGACAAATTAACCGATTACTTGACAAAGCTTACACAGGGTTCCTGACAGACAAGGAACTTGGTGAGCTAAAGAATGGTAAGGAGTATTGGTTTGATGCTGAAGAAGCAGGTAAGCGGATGACACGTAGATACAAGTATCTGAGTAACTCGGAGAAACCACCTAAGGTTAAGAAGGTTAAGACAGTAACTGAGGAATAACGAAAAAGGCCACTAGAGTTTATCGCTCTAGTGGCCTTCTTTGTTTATTGCTCTAATAATTGTGATCGACAGGTGTTCAAGGCTTCTCTGAGGATGTCTGCTTTGGCAGCTTCCCCGATAAGAAATTCTGCATCCTCTCGGTAAAGTTGTTCTCCAGTGCTTCCTGTTCCTGTGCAGACAGGGGCACTACTAACTTCTTTAATGGTGGTGATGGTAATGGGTCTTTCTGTACGCTGGCGCAACCCACTAACAATAGCAGCATGACGCTTGTTAATACTCTTGATAGCATCTTCTTTGTCCTTTAGTTGCTTAGTTAGTTTAGCCTTGTGTTCCTCCTCCTGAGCTAACACCAGAGCTTGTTGCTCTTGTCGGTACTTCAGGAACTTTGTAGCTTCTTTGTCTACTCCGGCTCCATACGAAAACCAACTAGGAATGATTATAGATAATAACCATATGACTGCCACAGCTATAACCTTATACATTTCCCATACAGAGTTTATATTCCCTCTGTCTCCTGTGTGTTAAGCCCTTCAGAGGTTCACCTTTGAACTTATCCCATCTAAGAATCTCTTTACAAGCTCCTTCGTAGTCATAAGTCTTAAGCTTCTTAACAAGAGTTGAGTTACAGAATGCTCCTGTACCTATGTTGTATGAGAGTGACACATAAGCATCAAACTCATACTGATACAGAGGCACACCTGCACACTTCTTAACACCTTCTGAGAACTTATCAGCATCCTGCAACAACCTCACCAAAGCTCTCTCAGGGGTGATAACATCACCTCTCTTAACTCCCTCAGTAGTCCCGAAGCCTATCGTTGGAACATCACCGGGAACAGGGATAACTGCTTTGGAAGTAAAACCTTCCTCCAGAGCTATCCCTACTAACACGGCTGCTGATAGGTATAATGAAGTAGTAGCAGGACGTATCATGGCTTACGTGCAGTCACATCTTTGAAGATACTGTATAACTTATGGGCAATCATTAGTATTGTGTAAAGTAAAGTACACCACAAAAGAATCTCAGACACCTGATACCCCGCCACAGTCGCTAACGATACAGTAACAGGAGCAGAAGCTTTAGCAGCCATCCCTGTTGCTGTCTCGGTTGTTGTGTGTGTTATATTCGACATTATTACTCCTGTGCTCTGGTTTGACGTTTGTATTCTTCCATAACCTGAGCAGCGGAAATACTTCCTTCTTTAGTGGCCCGTTTAGTTAAAACTTCGCCGACCTTACGAACTACTTCAGGTCGCTCTCGCATAAGAGCATTCATCATCTTCACTCCGCTTTCTGAGTACATGACAGGAGCTGCTAAAGCAATAGGAACTGCTGTAGCCGGGTTTACAGCTAAGGTGTATGCACCTACGTTACTCAAAGCCATTTTACCTTCAGAACTAGCTGCTTGTCTTGTTTCCATCGTAGACACTGCGGATTCAGCCACGTCTTGCCCTCGGGCTGTGCCTGCTGCGAATAAGTTTTTATTTTTAGTACGATCAGATTGACGTACAGCAGTTTTGTACTGCTTAGGAGTAAACACACCATTCTCAGCACCTGTATTAGCCGCTGCTGATTTCATAACAGATATGTCACCATAAGCACTGTCAATACGGCGTAACTCAGACGTATACTTAGGGTTCTGTTTACGTAGGCCTTCTTTTAAAGATATAGAAGCTTCTCTTAAAGCTTTACCAACATCTTGATCGCTAATAGTGCCTCTATTAAGTTGATCAGCTCTTTGTCTTAACTGAGACTCAATTTGCTTGTAGGTTTCACCGGGAATGGCTTGGCCTTTAGGTAAACGATTAAATACAATAGATTGAAGTTCATCATTTACCCGGACACGATCTGCTGAGGATGTAGGAATTTTAGAAGCTTTCAGGATACCTGTGTAGGTTGGAAAGTCCAACTTAAATGACATTTTAGAAAGAACATTAGTATATTTTTCATCCACTACATTATTCACAAACTGAACAGCATCGCGACCAATAACATCTTCGGGTATTTTTTCTCCTACCTTAGCTAATGCTTTATTTATCACACCTTTGTTAAACGAATATAAAGTACGTTCTTTGGCATTAGAAATATAACTACCCACAAGAGGAACACTGGCAGCAAAAGACTCTAGGTCTTTAAACTGACCACCCGCTGTTTGCCCCGGAGTAAGGGTTACTCCTAAGTCTCGCATGGTTTGCTCAGCTTTGGTGGTTAAAGGATTTAAAATCTTTCCACCTACAGTTGTTGCTTTAGCTCCTAAAACACCGCTAAAACCCCCTGCTGCTGTTTGTTTTGCTTTTTCAGTAGCAAAATCTTCTTCGCTGAGTACAGGCTGGAATGCACCTGCTACAGCACCTCCTGCCAATGCTTTTCTTAGAGGAGTAGTTCCACCCACAGGCAGCAAGTTTACAGGGTTTAAGATGTTACCTCCCAAACGAGCAGCATCAAATCCTTCTTCCCCTGCCGCAGCTCTTTGAGATTGGTATTGTGCCTCTTGAGCTTGCAGGCTCTCTTTCATTCGTTGGGACTCACCCTTGAAGTAGTCGCTTCCTAGCGCTCCAAGTCCTTCTGCCACCAGTTGTGTGCCTCCTCTTAACGGATCAAGCAAGCCTTGCTTAAAACCAGAGGGAGCTTCTATTGGTTTCGCAGGAGCTTGCATACCCCCTGTAGGAATCTGACTTGCCATCGAAGAGCCAATAGGAGGAGCAGATTGAGCAACAGGCGCAGGAGCCTCTAGATCAGCAGCAATCTCTTCAATCTCAGCATCTGACAATGGTTTTGCTGTTGTTACGCTTTTACCATTAATAATATACGTAGGCATTATTCTTCCTCTACTACTTCATAGACGAGACCACTACGAGTTGTTTTTGTTACAGTTTTCTTTCCCATCGGGCCTGTTGGTAATGGTTTACCCTGTTCAATCGCTTTTTGCTGTGCTTCAATACGTTTTACACCTGCTTGGATTTTTTCTTTAGCTCGGTTTAAAATACGCTCAATGGATTTACTTTCCATTGTTGTCTCACCTGCCATAACAGATTTAAGGTATTTCAATTCTTCAACCGAATCGTTTCCACCAAACTCAGTTAAACGAGGAATAACCACATCACCAATATAAGAACGGAACTCTTCAGTATTAATCAAACGTTGCTTGTCAGCTAAAGTGCCTTTTGAATACTTTGCCAAGGCTTCTTCCAGAGGGCCATAACCACCTGCATAAATACCCTTCTTAACAACGTTAAGAGCATCATCAATAGATGACAAAGCAGTGTACTTCCCTTGAATAGCAGCAACATCCTTACCTACAGCAGTACCGCTAGATTCTCCTGATTTAGTGGCTTGTCCTTTTGCAATCGCACCCATGATTGGGCTTAAGCCAGCAGCAATGTCTGAACCGATAGAAGGCTTTGTAGGCTTCTTACCAATGTTAGCAATGATTGAGCCTGTTTCACTGTTAATTAACAACTGACCGTCTACAGTATCCACCACTTGTGTCTTAGCATCTGAGTCTTTAAACTCAAGATCACCCACATCACCTGATTGCTTATATTTCTTTAAACTAGGAGTTGTATATTTACCTACTTCTAAAAGTTTCTGAAAAGAATCAACAGCGGGTTTCTCATAAATAACAAGATCAGCAGGGTTACCCGAGTCTTTGTATTTCTTAACACTTGAAGGTGTATATTTACCTGATTCAATAAGCTTCTGAAAAGGATCAGCAGCTTCTTTCTCACGACTACGTTGTGCAGCAAGGGCTTGCTCAGAACTAAGCTTAGCACTTTCTAAGTCCATAGCAGCAGCCTTCTGAGACAACTGCAAAGCCATATCAGGATCAGTAGCACGTAAGGCATCAGCCATTTGACGTAGGCCAGCAGCAGTGTTAGTGTTGTACTGACTTGCTAACTCACGAAGCTTAGTAGCTCTCTTGATGGTAGGGTCTTGTACGTCTACACCGAAAGCACCTGCTAAGCCTGTACCTAAACCAGAGCCAGCTTTGTAGGCCATCATGCCTAACTGTTGGTCAGGAGTAAACTGAGCAAACTGAGCAGCACGTTGGTTTAACAACTGAGACTGCATCTCTTGAGGAGACATAGAGCCTCCAAATAAACTAGGTGATGTTGCCATTGTTATTCCTTTTAACGAGTCAGGCTTGCAATCAAAGCAGCGATAGGATCAGTTAAACCAGACACAGCACCTTGTAAGGCTGCACGATTAGCTTGGTTAGCAATGTTCTGACCACCCATGAATTGATTAGCTGCTGCTTGGTTGCTAGATGCTGCTGCTGAACCTAAACCTTGGCCTGCTGTAAGAGCATTCATGCCTAAGTTCTCTACGTTCTGAGCACCAGCAATTAAGTTAGTGTAAGGAACCAAAGCATTAGACTGCATACCGTAGCCTAAGTTATTTAAGTCAATACCACCCTTCATCAAGCCTTGACCAAATGTAACTTGCTGTTGTCCTGCTTGGTTAGCCTGAGCAGCCAACTGAGCATCCTGTAATGCCCTTGCATTGTAGTAAGCAGCCATTTGCGGGTTAGCAGCTTGTAAGCCGGGAGCACCCGTACCGTAGCCTGCTGACGTAGCACCAGTAGCAAGACCTAATCGACCTTGTTGCTGTTGTTGGTTAGTCAACTGAGCTAATTGCTGTTCACGACCCGGAGCTAACAAGCCTTGCTGTTGAGTAAGATAGTTCTTAGCTACGTCTTGAGGTGATTCCCCAACATACTGCTTACCAAGGTTAAATAACCCTAAACCTGCTGCTGTAATGCCTGCCTGTCCTGCCTGAGCTTGTTGAGCCTGTGACAGGCCTGTACCTGCCAAACCAAGCAAGCTTTCACGCATTGCAGCGATGTCAGGAGCTACTTGATAGCCTGCACCAGTAAGTTCACCTTGAGGGCCATACTGAAAACCTGACTTACCGAAGCGAGTAGTTACACCTACAGGTCGGAACTGAGCCATTTGAGCAGCTTGGTTAGCCGAGGATGTAGCACCACCAGCGGCTTGGTTGGCTGCATAAGCTGTGCCTAAAGCACCAATGCTTGGGCCAAGTAAAGAAGTCCAATCAAAATCAGCCATTAGTATGTACCTCCATCAACTGTACCAGTAAAAGTACCTGATACAGTCAAGTTAACCATAGTTACAGTGCCTGTGAAAGCGCCGTTGTTAGCATCAGCTTTAGAACTGATAGCTGAGGCGATGTTATCATACTCAGTATTGATCTCAGTTCCTTTGATAATCTTATTAGGATTACCTGTAACCAAGCTATCTTTAATAGCAAAGTTAGTAGATTTTGTGTAATTACTCATGTTATCGAGTCTTTCCTGTTTTAACGTAAACGTCTAGCTTTTGAATGGATACAGGCTTTTCAAACACAATGGTTTCAAAACCTAACTGAATAACTTTACCAGAACCACCAATGTTGATAACCTTGTTGTCGAAGGCAGAACCACCGTATTCACCAATGTTATACTCAGCAATGTTGTATTCAGCGATAGCAGCATTAGACAAAGAGAACTGTCGGCTGTTAAGAATGTCTGAATAATCAAATCCAAACTTTAACACTACACCGTAGCCTTGCCCACCAATAACTGTAATACCTACCTTCTTCATAATCTTGATGACTGTAGGAGCTTGGAAGTCAAAGTAGTTGGTATAATAACGCATCAGATAACTGTCTGTGTTGTCCTTAAAGCCATCATACTTACCAATATAACCAGCTTTGCCTACCAGTAAATCTTTGTTACGAAGATACTTCATTGCTGTAGGAACTAAACCATCCCACGTTGTAGTCCTGTTAGCACCATTCTCCAGCGTTGTACGCATATCAAAGCAATACACTAACTGACGAGCAGGTAACGACAACAAGTAGAAAGCATCCTTATCAGAGTACACAGCTCTAATCTCATCAGGGTCTTCTAAGGTAATCTCAAACACCAAGTCATCACGTACATTAGCACTAATGTCTCGCATAGGTGCTGACTTCTCTTGAATGGTACGCATTAAGGATTTAACACCAGCATCAGACAAGAATAATACATCACCACCTGTTACTACTACAGAGTCTCTAGCGAAGCATCCAGTGCCTGTAATCGCATCAGACAATGTAAGTTCATTAGGGTTGTTAGCATTAGCATAGACCAGAATCTGTCTACGACCAAAGACAATCAGGAAGTTGTTATGAGCAGCTAAGGCAATGATCTCATCACCTCCAGCAGGCCATACCTGAGATACATCCAAAGTACCAGCAGTACCTGTGCTCAGAATGTGTCCTGAGAGTAAGTCTGAGAACTGTACAGTACTCTTATTGGTACTGTTGTAGGCACTCCAAGTACGACCATAGGCACTGATCACACAGTTATTATTAGATACTGTACCTACGTAGCCTGACTTCTCAGAGATACGTCTGTAAGTTGTTGTACTTACCGCAGGGTCGAACACCAGAGGATCATGCCCTGATTGATACATATACAAACAACTATTTAAAGCAGCCATTTGCCAGTTACTGTCTGTAATCGTGGGGGCTGTACCGCCACCTCCGTAGGTCAACTCAGTTAAGGTAGAACCATCTAGTTTAAATAACTTATTGTTACCTGCTGCTACAACGTAAGAGACTCCAGCTACAGTAATCAATTCATCAATAGCTTTAACATCCGCTGTGCTTAAGGTTGCATCGGTAACGTGCATAGGTGTCCAACCCTTACGAGCACCAATACGACCAAACTTATCAATCACACAGTTATTAGCTACGGTAGCAAACCCGTCCTCTAACGTAACGGAAGAGTCTTGGGTGTTAACTCCTTTGAAGCCGGGAGCAGCAATGGTTGTCGTTAGGAGTTTAGCTACCATGATTAAACACCTGTCCAGACTACCTGATCTTCATGTCGATTACGCTCGATAGCAATAGCGTCAGCAAGAGCTAAGCGATATTGTTGATAGATTTCACCAAAGGCTGATCCACCATCTTCACCACGTTCACCGATAGCTTTAGCATAGGCTAACATTTGAACCAAGTGAGCAGGTACGATTAAGTTATCACTGTTATTAGCCAGATCAAGTTGAGGTACAATTAACTCAAAGCGAAGCTGATACACTGCATCAGGTTGAGGCCATACATCTACTTTAGTATCCCCACCTGATGTAGCACCATTGTAGCTGTAGTACACAGGAGCAGCATCCTGCACAGTACCTGTGTAGTATTGACGATTAAGCCATGTCTGTGCAGCTTGACGCATAGGAATATCCTCTGTGTCATTAATCACATCTTCTGTCTTGAATCTATCACCAGAACCTGTCAGAGTATAGTTACGCTGACCGGGAACAGTAGGGACGATAATGGTGGTAGCTAAAGCATTCCACTCATGTGCATCCTCTACTTCCCGTTTAGCATCGTTAACAAACACACCAATCAAAGAGCTATAAGGAGTGTCCTCAACTGAAGATACCTCAGTTTCCCGCAGCCTAATGAGTACGTTGTTAACCAGTTGTAAATAGGTCGAAGCCATCCTTATGTTCCTTTAAATATAGACAATAGTATACCAGATTTTTATCTATTTGTCAACTATTATTTCTTCTTCTTGTCTTTGTTCTTCTTAGTCCGGCTACCACGCTCGGGCATAGGTGTCTTATACGGCATCTTCATTCTCCTTAGTTTGTTGAACAGTAGCTTGCTCTTGAATCTTGACGATCAAGGGCCACACACCTGACTTGGCTGGCATCTCGCCAAGCACGTTCAGGATGAATTGCACTTCATTGGTTTCGAGATTCAAGTTCATGCTGCGCTCCAAGGTGTGCCAGTAGCTGTCACAGGATTCTTTTGCAGGGCAATGTTCTGAGCCAGAGCAGCTTCGGTGGCATCTTTGTCCACACCGTTGTTCCAGCACCAGTTCAAAACCTCTTGCATGGTTACATCAGCGTAAGGGATAGATGGCTCAGCAGCGGCAAAGCTGCAAGTGGAATAGATGGAGGCTGTGTAGTCGCCGTCCACTGCATTGCAAGTCCAGTGGGCTGTGGTGATGAAGCCGTTGGAGACTTCGTAGTCGGTTTGGGTGATTGTCCAAGTGGTGTTCATGGTGAGTCCTTTCAGATTTTGGCGTAAGAGCCGTGATACAAAGATCGTGCTTCGGTTGCGACAAGTCCAGCTAACTCCAAGTCTTTGAAGTAGCCAATCAGATGTGACTTGCCGTTTTTCATCACACGCACCAGCCATGCTTTGCTGGCCTTATGCCAAGAAACACCGGGATAGCCTGATGTATTGCTTGCCAAAGCGTTGCGGTTGCACTGGTTTTCGCTGCGTGTAGCTGGTCGTAGATTTTCAATGCGGTTATCAGCACGGTCACCGTTGATGTGGTCAACCTCTGGAGGCAGATAGCCGTAGTGCAGCATGAAGATCAGGCGGTGAGCCTTTTGAACCTTGCCACGCCATGTGATGTGCCGATAGCCCGTCTTGTGGATTGATCCAGCAGGTTTGTCCATCATGTGCTGTTTGTTTGGATGGCTTACGCC